CACCCCAAGGCAGGGCGCAAAACTCAAGCGAATGGGTGTCAAGTCAGGCGTGCCGGATTTATTTCTGCCAGCACCCCGTGGAGCATATCATGGGTTGTATTTGGAAATGAAAGCAGAGAACGGGCGCACTTCTGACAATCAAAATTGGTGGTTGAAAAACTTGGAAGGCGTTGGATACCACTGTAAGGTCTGCCATGGCTGGAAGGAAGCTGTGCAGGAAATGGAACGGTATTTGAATCTATGACACTCAAGGAGTTGGAACAGCTTGCCGCGAAAGGTGCTCCCATTCCGGACGGACTGACCATTGCGCAGGAATGTGTATTTTTGGAACTGCGTGCACTATATGGCGCATACCGCAGCAAATTAGTACCAAAAGCGCAAGCGAAACAGGAAAAAGGATTGATTTTGCACCGATATGAGGATTTAGCATTGAAAGAACGTGCCATGAACAAACATATGGGAATGCTGCGAATGGTGCAGCGATATGAAATGGAAATACAGCACAGTGGATGTGATACATGCAAGAAGCTGTATCGTGCGCTGTGCGGATTGGAAAGAGAGGAAACGGAATGACATTCAAACAGCAAGGTAAGAACAAGCAGATCATAGACTGCCATAGCTTCCAGCAACAGTTGGAACAGGCGGAAGAAGAGGCAGCAGAGTTTCTGCTTGCCGCCCAGAAGCTCAAGCGGTTTCCGGACAACAAAGAAAGACATGCCAATCTAATTGAGGAAACAGCAGATCTGCTCATCATGATGGAACAGATGCGTGTGTATTTGGGATGCGAATCGGTTGATAATGTTGTTGATTACAAGCTGGATAGAGAAATCAAGCGAATTGAGGAGGCGGAGGAAAATGCCGCTGGATGCGCTTGAGAAGGAGTAAAATGCAATGATTGATAAGATAACAATAATTGACCAGATCACAAGGCAGCAGTTCGAGGACGAGGTGTATTTCATCTGCGGTGAGAACAGACAAGCAGCATCTCGAATCATGATGGCGTTTGATGCGCTGCGTGGCGAACCAAGGGCACTAGCGGTCACGGAGGAACAGCTGAAGCAGATCAAGAGACAGTTCTGGGGTTCCAGTGATGATGTGCTCGGCAATGACATGATTGAAATTGACGAAGCGTATGGCATTGTATGTGAGTGTATTGGGTATGAGGAGGAATGATTATGGAGCAAGAATGGATAAAAGCATCTGAAAAAGTTCCAGAAAATAACGGTGAGTATATCGTCACCTATGTATATTGGGATTCTGACGATTGCGGTACTGTGATTGTTGGCACAGCAGAATTCGACGGATTGCACTGGACGATATACGGCAGGAGTGCATATGAAGCACTTGTTTGTGAGAGGTATCCGGTGATTGTGCGGATGAATGGAGAAACACCTACTGGCACCAAAGTTGATGTTGTTGCATGGATGCCTATGCCAGAGCCATGCGAGTGTTAAACCGAGTGTTGCTAACACTCGCCGAGCGTAAAACGTGCGTTAATTGAGCGTAAAAGCAAAACAAGGAGGACTTATACATGAAGAAAAGAATTATCACAGTTTACGGTAACACAAAGAGACGAATGAGGTGCTGATCATGCGTACAATAACCATATTTTGTGAAACATGCGGCGAACCGGTGCCCGCGCTGAGCATTGCACGTCGGTTCTGCCGAAACTGTGCCCGGGAACGGGAAAACAGGTTCCGGCGAGAAAAACGTGCAGCGCTGAAACGTGCATCACAGCCAGCCGGTTGGAACGATGTGACAGAAACCATCAGCAACCTGGTTGACCCAAAGCCTGGTGTATGCTACGTTGTACGCAACCGCATCAGCGGTCGTGTGCTGGCGGATCGGCAGAATCAGGTGATCTACTTCCCGGATGTTGCAACGGCAGATAATTACTTAGATCGGCATTACCAGAATCGATCTGTTTATCGGCTGGAACGGAGGTATGGGGTATGACGAAAGAGGAATTGCTGCAATACGGCAGCATTAAACGTGAATTGGCTGACATACAAAAGCGGTTATCTGCATTGGAGAAGAATAAAGGCTACCACGGTATGGCTTACAGCGATACTCCACGGCAGCGAGGAGAACCAGTACCAGAAGCACAACGATATGTGGAACAAAAAGAAGCGTTGGAGCAACTGTACCTGAGAAAACAACGTGAGTTGTTAGAAAAGCAAGCATCAGTGGAAAATGCCATTACATTACTGCCACCCGATCTACGGCGACTAATGCGATACCGTTATTTGGATTGTATGACTTGCGAACAGGTATGTGTAGAGATGGCATGCTCATGGGATACGTTTCATCGATGGCATAAAAAAGCATTGGTGATGCTGAAAAATCGTATTGAATCGTACACTTAACCTGTGCTATAATAATATCATGAGAAATTAGCAAGGAAACTTTTCTAAAAAGCCTCACTCAATCTCACTTGAAATAATCTGAATTCCGTGGTATGATTATACTGACAAAATAAAAAAATGCCGCAGGAGCAAATCCGAGCGGCATTTTTTATACCCTAAAAGCACTACAGGAAAGGAGAAAATCACATGACTGGAAAGCAGCATATATTTGCAGACGAGTATTTGATTGATTTAAACAGGGTTCGAGCATACAAAGCAGCATACCCGAATGTAAAAAATGATGCTGTTGCCGCCGCAAATGCGTATAGATTGCTCAAAAATGCTGAAATTAAAGCCTACATCGAAGCACAAATGGAGAAAATTAGTTCTGCAAAGATGGCAGATGCAAAAGAGGTCATGGAATATCTAACTGCTGTTTTGCGAGGCACTACGCAGTCAACTGTTTGCGTTGTAGAAGGAACCGGAGAAGGATGCAGTAAAGCTAGGTTGATTGAAAAACCTCCGGACGAGAAAGAACGGCTGCGGGCAGCAGAACTTCTTGGCAAGCGATTCGGGCTGTATAAAGAAAAATTAGATATTGCTGGAGAGGTACCAGTTGTGATCTGTGGAGAAGATGACCTTGAACCCTAATAAAATTTATCTGCCTGATGTTGTCGGAAAAGGCTATAAAGCGTTCTGGGAATTCAAAGGGCGTTATAACGTTTGCAAAGGCGGACGAGCCTCGAAGAAGTCCAAGACAACAGCCCTTCGATGGATTTACCTGATGATGAAATACCCATTAGCAAATCTGCTGGTTGTACGAAAAATTGGGCGTACCCTGAAAGACAGCTGTTTTACAGATCTGAAATGGGCAGTACATCGGCTGCATGTTGAAAAATGGTGGTCGTGGAAAGAATCACCGCTTGAAATAACGTACTTGCCAACCGGACAAAAAATCCTGTTCCGTGGATTGGATGATTCGTTAAAGGTTACGTCTATCACCGTGGAACACGGTGTGCTCTGCTGGGCGTGGCTGGAAGAGGCTTACGAGTTGCTGAAAGAAACTGAATTTGATACGCTGGACGAATCCATTCGAGGTGAGATGCCGGAAGGATATTTTAAACAATGGGTAATCACCTTCAACCCGTGGAGCGCACAGCATTGGTTGAAAAAGCGATTTTTTGACATTCAATCGCCGAACATTCTTGCAACTACAACCAATTATCTTTGCAATGAATGGTTGGACGAAGAAGATGCAAACTTGTTTGAGGACATGAAGAAAAATCGTCCAGAACGATACAAAGTCGCAGGGCTTGGTGGATGGGGCGTTACAAAAGGGCTTGTCTTTGAGAACTGGGAAACGGCTGATCTGTCCGATCAGATTCCACATTTTGCAAATATTTACAACGGATTAGACTTTGGTGTTGTTGACCCCAATGCGCTAGTCCGTTTTGACTTTGAGGCTGGTCAAAAAATTGTCTATGTTTTTGATGAATACTATCAGGGCAGCATCTCACTTGAAACGCTTGCCCGGGAAGTGAAAAATAGAATTGCATCCGGCTATGTAACCTGCGATTGTGCTGGTGCGCAACAAATCTTAGAGCTGTGCCGGTTGGGCGTTCGGGCAACTCCTGCGCAGAAAGGCAGTGGAAGTGTGCTGTATGGCATTCAATGGCTGCAAGGATATAAAATCATTGTGGACTATCGGTGCACGCATTTCATTGAAGAAATCAGCAATTACCGATGGGGAACGGATAAATTTGGAAACCCGATTGATTTACCAGTTGATGAGGACAACCATTTGATGGATGCATTGCGATACGGAACAGAGCCAATTCAGCACGGAGTTGCAACTGCTACGGTGGCTGCTCTGTTCGGCATGGAATGCGA